CCTTTTCCTTATATTTATAAGATTTTTATACTATCTTTGGAAACAGATTGTCGGAACAGAAGAGTTTAATATCTTCTGGAGGAAGACCTAGTTTTTCCATTACTGCTGGTGTATGAGGGTTTTGTTGTTGGTGTTCACAGTAATAATTCTGTGCTTTTATCACATCTTCTTTGTTACTATCACCATTATACTTACCAATTCGCTTTAAATACTGTTGTAAGTTACCTAATGCAATGTCACATATTTCATTCAATTCATCTAATTCTTTTACATTACCAGCTGCAATCATACCACCACTAAAAATAGCCTTTGCCCAATCTGGTAGAGGTCTGTCTTTACTAGGTTTAAAAGGTTCTACTTCTTTGATAAACCAGTTAGTCAATTCATGGTTCTTTTGTAGTAAAGGACTAAAATCGTGAAACGCACCAGTTACTTTACTCTTACCTGCAATGATATCGAAACCATATATTGGTCCACCATTTGTCAATTCTGGAAATAAACATACATGCATCATCCATAATTTCTTACTATCTCTAACATCAACTACATCTACATGAGCTCTTCTAACATCTTTGTTTTTCCAGGTTCTATTTACCCATCCAAATTCTTCGTTATTAAATCTTTCCATGCCTTCTTCTTTGTATTCTTCAGCATGTTCGTCTAACATGGCAATCATGTCGTTACTTAATCTAACTAGTCTTTCCCAAATCATTCATTTCTCCAAATAGTTTTGTTGCATATTCAAAACATAATTTTGCTTCAGGTAGGACTGTATGCTCATATATGTTTAAGTATGTGTTAATTTTCTCTTTGATAATATCTCCGTACTTCATCTCTTCAGGTGTAAAAAAGTAATATTCATTAAGGCCTGGTGTTTTTCTTCTTATCATCTGACCGCCTCTTAAATCACCCATATGTCTAACATAGATATGTGCATACAATGACTGTGCGTCTTCTTTAATTTTTTCCATATGTTTCATATAGTCAATTGTACTATCAGTTAATGCTGGCGCTTCATCTAAAGTCCATAAATGGTTATAATCTTTTCTTATTCTATCAGCTCTAGGTAAATTAGGCGTGTCAACAAACAAAGAGTTTTCTCTTGCTCTATCTTCTAATGCACGATAGCAATGATATTGATTGTAAAGATATGTGGCATATAACCAATGGTCTATATTACCTGACATCAATACACCTACAAACTCTTTTCTTTCAGCGTTCTGGTGTTGTTCTTTTGTTAATTCTTTTATATCTAACATTATTGCCACCTTGGTCCGTTATAAAATAAAGTTATTGAGTGTCTTTTACCTTTTGTAACAGGTGTAACTTTATGTACTTGGTCCGATTTAAAAATAATCATATTTCCTGGAGTATCTAACTCAGGCACATGTCTTTCTCCGTTACCTGAAAACAAATAAAATTTACCACCCTCATATTCTTCCAATGAAGCATTAATCAAAACTGTTAATTTTATATCACAAATATATTTATTAGAGTGGTCTTTATGCCAACTATATTCACCACTTTGTTCACTATTATATTCATTGAGTATTATATCATTAGCATCATATTGTGGCCATATATTATAACCTATGTACTCCTGATTATGTTTTAATACATTTTGGTCTATAGGGTGCATATAATTTCTTAAAAATCCCCAATTAGTTAATGTGACATTTGATGTTTTAGTTACACCTTTTGCTGGCGTGTCATTATTACTATTACTATTTTCTTTAAAAATTTTATGTAATTCTTTTAATTGTTCTTGTGAATATACATTTTCGTAATAATAGTAATCATATATTTGATGTTTTAAGTTAATTTCCATTTTTCACCTTACATATAATTCATGTTAATATTTACTCTACATTTTGCATCCGTACAAGTTGTGCTATTGTGAGGTATACTGGAATCAAACAATAGTATTCGGTTAGGCACACTTTCTATTGTTGTACCGTCTTGTAATACAGTTAATCCATTATTTGCATTAAGATATAAAATAGCACCTTTATGTTTAAATTCCATATCTTTATGAAGTCCGTGATATATTAATTCGTTTGTTCTAGGATAAAGATTTGCTTTTATTCTCATCATAGATTTAACGCCTAAAACTTTACTATCTAATAAAGGAATTAAAAGGTCAAAGTATTCTGACCAAGGTTTTTGATGTTTATAAAAAGTATGTGTAAAGTAAAAATCAGGATCCGGTTGTCCTTTCAAAGCTACAGCGTCAGCATAAAACCAAGGAAAACTATCACCCATTATTATTGATTGTAATTTATTAAAATAATCTTCTGGTAAAGCATTATCTATAATTTTATAATCAGTCATTTTCAATCCTTATATTTGTAACAATACTTATCCTAGGTTTTGTTGTGTTTGTTTGTCTAGGTATTGCGTGTGGTAATAGACCACTAAAAATAATCATTTCATCTTCTACAGGTAAATAATCATAATGTTCAAACATATATGAGTTATCTTCTTCTTTATTATTTATCTTATCATAAAAACTAGGTAATAAATGTTTAACAAAAGGACCATAATCATTTGTATTAAACAATCTAATACCTGTGTGTTGATTTGGGTCAAATTGTAGATAGTGTACACAACTAAACCCAAAGTCTGGTAAATGTCTATGCGACTTCATATACTGACTATTTCCAACACAAGTATAATTTGCTATATCAAATTTATATTTTATCTCTTTAACAAGTTTTATTTTTTCATCAAAGAAGTTTTTGATAATCTTTGAATATAATGGTGTTAATATTTCATCATATATTTCTACAGAATGATTAAATTTATTGTTATTCCAATCACCGTAAGAATGATGTATATTACTGTCATTATCCCAAACATTTCTTTCTTTATCTATCTCATAATTTTCTAATATATGATTTATTACTTTTTCTTTATCATAAGATTGTTTGTCTATATGATATGAATGAATTGGACTTCCAAATAATATCTTTTTATTCATAGATATTATCCTTTAAAAATTTATACAATGAAGGCAAATGTTGTACCGTATTATTCCAATCATCTTTTCTCATATTCAATCTGTTAATAGGTTGTTCCCACTCTTTAGATAATTCTTCTTTTGTTTTTTGTTGATACAAACAAATAGTTTCATAATCAGTAGGCGACCAATTCATACCAGTTGCAATACAATGAAACCCACCATTTTCTGGAAAATGATAATCTTTATCTCTATTAATAGCAGCATCAACAAAACCATTTGTTAGATTTCTTTTTAGATTGATTAAATCATTTGACCATTCTTTATTAAAATTATCTTTCCAATATTTTGTATCTGTTCTTTGCGACATAGAATAATGCATAGCCACAAATTCAGCAAAATCTCTAAACAATCTTTTACATTGATAAGTGTAGTTATCTTTATCCCATTGAGATATTTCACCTCTATTTAATGTTCTAACTAATCTCATTAAAAATTCGTGTACAGTAAATAGACCATTACTTTCTAACGGTTCTATAAATCCAGCAGATAATCCAATAGCGGCCACATTTTTCACAAACAATCTATTATGAATGCCCACTCTCATTTTTAGTTTTTTAAATTCTAAATCATCTCTACCCAAGTGTTCTTTAAATTCTTCTAATGCTTCTTCATCACTAATATATTTGTCTGAATAAACATATCCAGTACCAATTCTACTCCACAATGGAATATTCCAAACCCAACCATTGCCTAATGCCGTACAATTTGTAAAAGCTTGCAATTCTTCTTCTTTATTCTCATAAGGTATTCTAGTTGCCCATGCTGAATTATTAGGCAACATATCAGAATAACTTTCAAAAGGTTCTTCTAAGGTTTCACCTAATAGTAAAGATTTAAAACCGGTACAATCAATAAACAAATCAGCAGTATGTTTATTATTTAAAGATTTAATACCATTATCATTTTTTTCAATACTAGTAACATCTTCCTTAATATGTTTTACACCTTTTGGTAAACAGTAATGGTCTCTTAACCAAAGGCCAAATTTAGTTGCGTCAAAATGATATGCTGTATGTTTATCAAAGTCAAAAGGTATAATTTGTGGGTTGTTATAATCAATTTTATTGTTGTTAACTAATGCCATTTGTGGAAAATGACAAGTAGCATAATCTGAATTATCTAATTCTGGATTTAAAAATTTCTTAAACCACCAGTCATTTAAACCAGCAGAATTGCCGTCTGTGTGTGGTTCACCAAATGGATAATGAAAAGATGTTCCTTTTTTACCAAAGTCTGTAAATTTAATACTTAATTTATAACTGCCATCTGTATGTTTTAAAAAATCTTTATCATCAATCTCTAAATATTTTGTCCAGAATTTTATACCACCGATTGTGCTTTCTCCAACACCTACAATTGGTATATTAGGACTTTCAATTAGTGTAATATCTTTATTAGGAAAAGTTTTTATCAAAGTGGCAGCTGTCATCCAACCAGCAGAACCACCGCCAACAATAATTATCTTATTCATTTTTGTTTATACCTATATTAAAAGATATTGATATTCTATCTTCTTCACTTTTATTTTGTTCTACACCATGTTTTAACCAACTAGGAAAAAGATAAAGCCTTTTTGGTTGAGCAGTCAGATATTGTATAGGGGCATTATTAGAATTAAACTCTTCCCAATATTCTTTCTTCCAATCATACTCTATACAATCACTAGGATGTACAAACCATATTCTACCACAATTTTCTGGAGTTTTTATATAAAAAACACCTGATAAAAATGAATTAGGATGTACATGTGGAATATTGTAAGCACCTTTAGGACTAATATTAATCCACATATTTTGTAATTGTGTATAATAGTCTTTTTTGCTGTTTAAATTTTCAAAATAAGTTTGAGCTGCATTACAAATTGTTTGAGCAGTATCACTTAATATATTAGGAAATATTAAATCATTTGATTGCCAACCATCTCTATTTGAGAAGTTTCTTCCTTTTTGTTCAGACATTAATTTATAACTATCTTTTTCAATTAATTCTAAATCTAAATCTAAATCTGTCGAAGCAATCTTAGAAGAAAAATAATTTTCTATATTTAATTGTTTTGTACTCATAATATTAAATCTTTTTGTGTTTAAACCAAGTAGGTAATCCTATATGTGGTCTGTAATCAAAAATATTATCGCTTTTAAATTCTGAATTTACATCATTGTAATGTAAAAATACTTGAACGCAATGAGAACCTTCAAATTTTTCTCTCCAATGTTCTAAATCACAACCTCTATAAACTAACATATCTCCTGGTTTTAAGATAATTTTTTGTCCTTTTGTATCGCCTGGTGTGTAACCTTTTTCATCAACTACACCAATATTTTTATTTGGTTCTATAAAAATTGGCCATTCATCACCACCTAAATTCATTGTTGTTGATATTTCACATGAAGGCCTATCTTTATGTTTTTCTAACACATCACCATTTTTATAAACTCTTGCATATGAATAAGTTTCTGTTAAATTTAATTTTGTTAATTCTTCCATTATTGGTTTCACTCTTAATAATAGTGTTTCCATTGCTGTATCACCATAACAAGAATAAGTATTAGGTACTTGGCCATCATTATAAACTCCCCATTCTTCAGTTTGAGGTGACAACCATTTAAAATGGTTCATTGTATCACAACATTGTTTTTTTAATAAAAAATAATTATAAACAAAGGTTGCTAATTCGTTACTTATAGCTTCTCTTATTACTATAAAACTTTTTTCTTTAAACTCATTCATAATTGTACCATCCTGTTATAATATATTTGTCTTCTTTAGGAGCAACCAACCCTTTATGCATGTGAGTCCATGCAGCTGGCCAAAATGATAAACTACCTTGTATAGGTCTTATTGTGTGGTCAAAATGAGAAAACCAAGTGCCACCAAAATCTTCAATAGTGTTTAAATTAATTTGCCATGCTATAACTCTTTTAAAACCTTCTTTGTCTGAAGAAACACCATGCTCACAATGTTCAATTGAATAAGATTGACCTGGAGTGTATTTCATCAATTGACATGTTTTAAATATTTGCCAAGGTCCTATGTTTGTAGATATTAATGGATATTGTTTTTTATAATAAGATAAACCCTCATCTATTTTATCAATAAAATTTATTTTAAATACATCTAAACTTATTTCAGTATTATCTAATCTGTTATCCTGTCCTTGAAATCCTTTTTCATGTAATTGTGGATTGTTTTCAAAATAATGTATCATATCATCACACCATTTTTTACTAAAATGATTATTTAAAGTTAATATAAAATTCACTTATTTTTCCAATACAGTAATTTTTTTAGGTATAGCTGCTATATTAAAATGTATAAATCTAAAATCGTCTAATCCATTATCGACAGTAAATTGATGTGGTAAATAACTATTAAACCAAACTAAAGTACCTGGTTTGGCGTTTACATAGATTTTATCTTGTCCTAAAGAATGACTTTCCATATCTTTCATAGGCAATTTAGTCATTTGTGCAGCCGGCCTAGGGTCGTGAAAGACCGTTTTTGATGTTCTATCGGAACATCTTAAAAAATAAAAACCTGATATATGACTATTATAATGAATGTGTGTATCATGGTGACCGCCTTTAGGAAAATCTTGTACCCAAAATTCAGATATTGCCATGTCTAAAGATGACATATCAAATCCTTGTTTATCTAATATTTTATATGAATTTTGTACAATATAATCACGCAACTCCTCGACTTCAGGATCCATTGCAATCATACCAGAATGATTTGGCCAGGCAAAGTCTTTTACTTTATCAAAATCTTCACCTAATTGTTTTTTTCTTTTGTTCATTTCATTATTAAATGAAACGCTATCTTTGGATTCTTGTAAATGTTTATCACAAGCTTTGTCTATCTTTTCAACCCACTCTGGTTTATTTTCAAAATAAATCGGAGAGGCAAAATGTAATTCTTCAATCATTATTTAATACTCCTATCACACTATTTATACACTATTTAAAAGGGGGTCCACAACTCCATAAAACCAAAGAATATCTAGTACCTTTAGTGACTGGTGTAACTCTATGCCAAACAAAACTAGGAAAAATAATTACAGAACCTTGAGGTCTAATTTCTGTGCATAAATTTTTTGATGATTTTGTAAATTCATAATCTGTTCTATTTCTAAAATCAAATTCTAAATTACCACCTTCATATTCATTAGGGTCATTTAAAGAAACCGTCATTGATAGTTTTCTAATTTTACCTATTAAATCTTTACCTTTTTCATCTTTATATGGCTCAGAATAACTATCAGAATGCCAACCATAAAACTGGCCTTCATTGTATTTTGTAAATTGACATTTTTCTGAAAAATCCCAATCAAAATTCCAACCAGCATTTATATTAGCTTGATGAACATAAGGTTGTATTTCTTTATAAATCCAATTTTCATCTAACCAAGCAACATTTGATTTTCTTTTATTCTCTATTTTTTTCTTTTCATCATCAGAAACTTCATCTGGTTCAGTTGCACCACCAGTTAAAGCCATTCTTGTTGTTTGAGAATTTCCATACTGTATGATTTCTTCACACAATCTTTTAGGTAAAGCTGATTTAAAGTACCAGTAATAATATTTTAAATTCATTCATAACTCACTTTGAAAAATATTTAAACACAATATAATTTACATCATTATTATTGTTGTTAGTCATTAATTTAAATCTTAAATCTCCATTAAAAATTTTATATTGATTTTTAGATATATCAATTTTCCATAATCTTTTTTTATCTCTATGGTCAGAATATTCAATTACTAAATCTATAGGAGTTTCTGTATTACTTAAACAATATATACAGATATAGTCTGGAGAATTTAATACATCATAATCATCAAAGTGAGTATGCCACTCTATTGATTGGCCTTTAGGTTGATTAAGAGCATAAACGGAATCCTTTTGATTTAAATACAACGGTTCATTAAAATCACTTTGATAATGGTCGACTAAATAAGTGTTTGCTCTTTCAAGGCCTTGTATGAAATTTATTTTATGATATAAATTTCTGACATTAAAAATATCATCTGATACTTTTTCTTTTTGTATTGATTGTTCTATTTGTGATATATCTACTTTGGCAATTTTATTAATTTCGCCGTAGATTAGTTTAGTTTCCGACAGTAATATTTTTTGCATAATAACTCCATAATATAATACTATTTAGGCGACTTTTATATAGTATCCCAAGCACTAGTGCTAGGATTCCAAACATGTGTCATATCGTTCATATCAGCAGATGTTTTACTTCCTAACCATCTACTATTACTATCGTCCCAAATTACAAAATATTGTTTTGCATTAGGTGGTGTACCTTCGTATCTTTTTTGAGCTTCTGTGGGTTCTGCAACTGAGGCTTCATAATGACCAGTTGTTGTACTCAAAGTCCAAGAAGAAAAAGGTTTAGAACTTTCTTTAAAAATATCTAAATCTTCGTCATAAGTAAAACCAATAGCACCATAGTTAGCTCTAAAAGCCTTACTTTGGTCAGCACTTGCAAGATATTCATAAGTGCCATCCTCATTGTTTTGCTCTGTATAGTGAACACCTTTACGAGTATTAAAAGATGATTGTTTCCATAAAGGCCAACCAGTAGTTTCTTCTAACCAATTAATACCAACCTGTTCGTCTTCAACATTGCTGGCATTTAATAACTTAGTATCATCAACCACAATTGTTGCGATTACTCTACCATTAATACCTAATTTTGAAAAATGTGCCATTTGTTATCCTTTATTGAAACTTATATCTTACTACTACTATACCTGAACCGCCAGAACCACCTGATTGAGGACATTGACCGCCTCCGCCGCCACCGCCTCCAGTGTTTGCTGTTCCGCTTTCTCCGCCGGAACCTGAACCTGCGCCAGAACCTCCGCCACCGCCTCGGCCTCCGCCACCAGAACCGCCAGCACCGCCGTTTGCGTTATTTAATTGACCACAGCCTCCGCCACCGCCACCTGCGTAAGTTACGGATGAACCTGTAATTGAATTTGCTGTACCACTACCACCGTTTCCTCCGGATTCACCAGAGTATGCAAGACCTGATTGACCTGCACCACCGCCGCCACCGCCTCCGCCTGGATTTGGAGAACCTGGATGACCTGGATTACCTTGAGATGGACTTACTGGTGGAGTATTTCCTGTACCACCGCCGTGGCCGTGTTGAGAACCTCCGCCACCTGAACCACCTGGTCCGTTTGAATTACCTTGATTACAAGATGGTGAACCACCACCACCTGTTGATGTAATTGTTGATAAAACTGAATTACTTCCTCTTTGACCTGGATTAGAAGCACCGCCTCCTCCGCCTACAGTAACCGTATATGCTTGAGCAGCTACAGATAAACCGCCAGTTGCTGGAGAAGGATAGTTAGTACGGAAGCCACCGGCTCCGCCGCCTCCACCATTATCAGCACCTGTACCACCGCCACCGGCAACAACTAGATATTCAACTGAATTTGAACCACCACAGTTACCAGCACAAGAAACCGTAAAGGTTCCAGAACTTGTAAATGTGTGGACTTTATAATCACCTTGTGTTGCTGTTGTATCACCGCCAGAAGCAGTTACGAATAAATTGTTAGTCCTTGTAATTGTGAATTGTCTAGTAATTGCTTGTCCAGTTGTAGCAGCTGAAACTGTAAATGTAGATGTACCTGCTGATAGTGTACCTGCTGTTCCTGTAATTGCACCTGCTGATGATAAAGATAATCCGTCTGGTAAAGAACCTGCTGAAATTGAATAAGTAATTGCATCACCATCGGGGTCTGTTGCTGTAACTGCACTTAAAGTAGGGTCAACATCACCTGTATTTACCGAACCAATACTACCGGCAGATGTATTAAATGAGTGAACTCTATCTAATATTAAACCGGATTCTAGTTGACCAAATAAGTTTGAAGGATTAGTAACTCTTACAGTATATGGCGATTTAGCAGCTGTCATAGATGCTAAAGTATCAGCATCTACATCTCCACTATCATTTACTGTTACACTTGTTGCTGTAAATACTGTACCGTCAACTGTAGAACGGAAAGTAACAGTAGGGGTAGTTAATGTTGAAAATCCTACACCACTAATAGCAATTGTTGTAAGTGTAGAACCATCAGGTTCTACTAAAGTAGGCGTTATACTATTTACAACCGGTGGAGCATCAATAGCCTTCCAGTCATTACCGTCATAATATTCAGCAAGGTTAGTGGTACTATTAAATCTTATTTTACCGGCTTCACTTCCTACTCTTTGAGCAGTTGTACCATTAGGTAATTTAATACCGTCTGTGCCTGTAAATTTTCTATTCTTACCTGTAATATCTCTACTATTTGCCATTTTGTTCCTCTATAACACTATTTATAATGTTTATTATAGTACCTCAATTAGTTTCCAACCGTGAGTTGCGCCTGTGTAAACAAGTCCTATTGCACTATCTTCGGTTGATACAACTAAATCTGCTGTTGCACCATTAATTTTTAAACTGTTTCTACCAATTGTTAAGTTGTTTGTATCGAATGTAGAAGCTAAATCTATAAATCTTACTTGGTCACCAACTTGTGGTGAAGCAGGTAAATTTGCTGTTTGAGCACCTGCTGTAGTATCTATAAAATATCTGTCATTAGCTGCGACATTTAAAGCAGTTGAACCATCAGCAGTATGTGTTTGCCATGGATTACCACCACCTAAACCTGTCCATTGTGTTCCGTTATATCCTTCCCATGTTATTAGAGAAGAGTTATATCGAATACCACCTGTAAATAGACTGCCACCTGTTGGTCTTTCAGCCGTAGTACCTGTTGGTGGTACTAAATGGCCTGTTCCCATTTTATCTCTTGTTAGATGACCTTTTACAGCTCTTTCAGTAGGCACGGCAGTATTACTATCGTTTGCTAATGTTTCGTCTGTACTAAATTCGTTAATTGTTGCACCTAACTCAGCACCAATAGAACCAAGTTGTAATTCGTTTAGACCAGAAAGGTCAAATGCGTCTGCGTTTAGGGTTGCAATACCAGTCGCCTGTTGAATTCTGAATAAATCACCAACTCTAAAGTCACCGTCTTGGTCAGTTGATGAGAAGTAAACACGACCACCATTTGTTTCAGAAACTTCATCTGCTTGGTCAGCAGGTTGAGATGGACCACCTGGATAATTTGATGTTGTAAAGTCACCAGTACCAATATTTAGGAAGTCGTGACCTGTTAATCGAATGTTTGAAAAGCTTTGTGTAATATCACCTTCTTCATTATCACCAATTGCTCTACCAGTTGTTACACTTTCTGTAAATCTTACTGTCGCTTGTTGATTAGATGTATTTGTTTCTGAAACTGCTGATACTCTGTAATATTTGGCAGTATCTCCAGCAAATACAAAGTTAGAACCAACTTTAATTACATTAGCAGAACCTAATGTGCCGTCTGAACTATCAACTGCAATAAGTGGACCAATTTGTCCTGTTTGAGCAGCTGAACTATCTCCAAAAGAACTATCTAAATTTACTTGGAATGTAGATGAATTTTCTTTTGTAATTGTTACAGTTTCACCTTGTGTAAAGTTACCTGATAAGCTTTCAATATGTAAATAATCTAATGAAATGTTAACTCTAAAAATTGTAGCAGTAGCACCAGATGTATCACCACTAATAGTAGCAGTACCAACACCTTGTGTTGCAATCATATCCGAAATATCGGATTCTGTAGCAGCGCCAACAAATGTAGTAGAATTATATTTTAACATCAAACCACGGCCAAGTACCTCTACAGGACTTTCTGCGGCTAATGTACTATCTGCGACAGCACCTTGTTCACCATAAGCAGACGAACAGTTTAATGCTCTAATAAAACCACCGGATTCTGCATGAAAAGATTTATCACAATAATAAGTGAAGATTGAAACCATCTCACCACGACCACCACCAATTGCATGGCAACCTTTACCGTCTGAGTTGATTTGTGTATAGTCATTTGCAAGAATTGATTTGTTACCTGCACTATGTAATAGTCCGTCAATTTGAATACCTGTTGCGTTTGCATTAACAGATGAACAGTTTTGAATATAAGGCGAAGCAGTTGTAATAGAACCACTAGGGTCTAATGATACAACGGCAGCTTTACCTGTTCCTCCAGCACCTGGAGTACCAGTTAAACCTTTCATTGACATTTGAACAAGGTTTGTTTGGTTGTTCATTAAGAACATATTAGAAGCATTGTTATCTTCTAATGCTGAAACTGTTAAATTAATTGCTGAAGCGCCACCAATTACCGAGCCTTCAATTGTAATTGTTTCACTACCAACATATCCAGAACCACCATGATATACTGTTATTGTTGGAGTTGATGAACCATCAGTTACTACATTAAATTTAGCACCTATACCTGAAGCGCCTGCAACTGAACTTACATAATTGTATGTTCCTGGAGTACCGCCTGTACCACCTGAAACATAAGCAACTGTTTTTACTTGATGACCTGTACCTGTGTTAGGTCTAATTTCTGTTCCTCTTAAACTCTCACCTTGTACTGTAACACCAGCAGGAACTCTAATAGGTAAAGTTTCTCTATAAACACCATTTTTAACATAGATAACATCACCAACTGAAGCAGAAACAACATTGATAGTAATATTTGACATACCACCACCTTGAACTGTACTGCCGTCTGGACCAATATTACCAAATGTAACTGTTTCGCCAGCTACATGTCCTGAACCACCACTTACAACTGTAATTGTAGGTGTTGATGAACCGTCAAGAACTGCTCTTATTATTGCACCTGTTCCCGAACCAGTTGTAGCAGTTTGAGATAAATCGTATGTAGCAGGGACACCACCAGTACCACCTGTTATTGTATTAAAGTCAACAATATCTCCTGAAGTCGCTTGTGCTAATGCGTAGTAAAGTGTTTTAAAAGGTAAATATTGAGAACCTGGATTACTGTCTGAACCAGAATTTGCTACATAGTAAACATTTTTACCTTCAGCATTTGACCAAATAGGGTCAGTACCATCTGTTGTTAAAACAGAACCTACAGTACCAATATTTAATGCCTCTGCTGCTGAAGCACCTTGTTTAATAATATCACCTCTTGTAGATAATACAGCAGCGGAATCACCTTGTGCGATTAATTGCCATTTTGCACCATCTGAGTCCGGTGAAACATTTAAAATTCTATCTTGTATTGCAACATAAGTTGAAGTTGTTAATCTTACAACATCACCAATATTATATGTTGTTGAAGCACTATAAGCTGCTCTGTAATTAAATCCTTCAAGGTTTAATGTCCAATAAGTTGTGTTTGTTGTACCGTTTGTATTTGCCGGATATTGACTGGTGTTGTTAGCAGTAGCAACATAGTTGTTACCACCGTATTGAATTGTATCACCAGTTTTGTAAGCTGTGCCATGTGAATATGCACCTAAAGCTTTAAAACCTGTTGTAAGGACATCCCAATACGAATTGTCTGCTGGAGTTTGTCCTGAAGCTGGTGTTGTATTAATATAAACATATGAATAACCACCATATGTTACTACATCACCATCTTGGTAAGTTGTGCTGGCATTGTAACTATCTTCAAATTGTAAACCTTCTTGATAAACTTCATAGTTACTAGGGTCAAATGTACTTGCGTGTGATGTATGTTGAGTTGTTGTTCTATATTGAAAAGAACCGTATTTAACTAGGTCATTTAATTTGTAATGAGTTGAACCTGCCCAATCACCTTTGAAGAATAATCCTTCGGTATGTAATTCGTATTTTGCTGCTGTTAAATCTGTGTAAAATGCAGCTGATGTTGATTGAGATGTGTGATTTGATACAACAACATATGTATTACCGCCATATTTTACAATATCATCAATGACATAAGCCGTTGAAGTTGCCCAATTCCCTCTCCATTTAAATTTAAGTCTACCTAGTTTAAAATCTGCCATGTTTTATTCCTATACTGCGTCCTGATAAGTTGTTGAATTAACACTCGCTGTTGTACTTTCAAATGTGTCAAAATCATCACTTGACAATTTAGTACGAGATACAGTTTTGTTTTCCCTTTTTACCAAATCAGCACTACTATTTATAAGGTAAGTTGCGTCATTATCAAAAGTAAATTGCTGATATTTGTCACTATCATTATTCTTATACCTTTTATTTAGTTGTGCAACTTCTATAACTTTTCCGGTGTGTGGTGCCATGACAAAAGTAAGTGTTGTATTTAATACTGTATAATGAGTATTTAAATCCTGTCTTACACCATCAACAAAAACTGCTAATCTATTTCCGTGTGTTCCCATATTTACATTAAGTGTAAATGTTTTATCAGAGCCATCACCAGTAAATGTTTGAACATTTGTCATTTCTAATCTTTCATCTACATAATTTGTTTGTCCATCATTTGGTACTAAGTCTGATTTACCGTCTTCGGTATGAGTTGATATTGTAATTTCGTCTGTAGAATTTTGTCTATCTATTGAAGTCAGATATAACATACCCTCTTTGGTTCTTCTCAAACCATTGAAGTTTGCTAGTTTATCTGCTGTTATTTCTGGTACTAATAATGACATTAACTAATCTCCAATATACTTACATATGCTTCTACATCAACAGATGAACTATCTGGATTTGGGTCAGCATAAATTCTAATTATATCATTGTTTTCTAAATTTATAGGTTTGTCCATAATTAAAGTATTATTAACTCCAACATTTAAACTTCTACCAACATGATAAAATGTAGAACCGCCATCAGTTGTAACTTTAACATTTATTTTAGCCTCATTAGTAGAACTTTTATTAGAAACATAAACTGCGTGAATAACAGCAGTCACACCTGAGCCTGTAGCTGTGTAAATATTTCCAGTGGAATCATCTAAAACTCCAACATCTAATCCTGCGTTTTTAAATGTACTTGCCACTTATTATCCTCCAAAGACAATGCTAAATGCTAAATTGTCACCCTCTGTTGCTAATGTTCCAGATTGATTGGGTAAAGTTACTGTTCTATCAGCAGTTGGCTCTGCAACTGTTAAAGTTGTTTCAAATGCATTTGCTAATGCACCTTCAAAAATAATATCTGCACCATCAAGTGTAATGTCATTATTAGTTACTGCACCTGAAGTGGTAACATCTTGTAGAGTTACGGCACCTGCACCACCAATTTCCTTAACAACACCACCGGTAGTTTTTGTATAAAACTTACCATCTGTGATGTTCATTGCCAATTCACCAGCGGCTAATGAACTTGCTAATGGTACGGCTAATGCCGTTTCACTTCTTTTTGGTAATATCTGTGTTGCCATTACTTATGTTTCTTTATCTGTTTAATTATTTTTGCTTTAGTTAATCTTCTATCAACCTCAATGCCGATTTTACGACCTAAAGTTTCTAATTCTTTTTTAGTTTTTTTTTCTAAACTACCACTAAGATATTTTGGTGGTTCATCTACTTGATATGAACCAACAACTTTATCTACTAATTTTTCAATCCACTTAAACATTAAAATGTACTCCCGTCAACTTTGATTACTGTAACTTCGCCTGTAC